CTTGTAACGCTGAGTTTAAATCTGATCGAAACGATGCAAACCCTTGATTGGCTATTGATAAATCATTTTGCGACATTTAGCACTCCTAACTTGCTATTTCCCCAAATCCCCTAGCAACATAATCAAAAGTTCTGCTTACTGTTGCACTGGAACTATTAAAAAATTCTATTGTAAACCCTGTTTCACTTTTATTGGTTATAGCATAGAAATCTCCACTCGCCAAGTTCTGTGCTGAAATTCCTACACCTTGTAATGATTTAAATGCAGGACTAAATGTTATTGCTTTTCCACTTGTACTTGTACCGCTTGCCACATCCGCTTCCGCTACAACTCTATCGGGCATATCTACAGTAACCGATAATGCTGAAACTTGTTGTGTCGCTGTGCCTTTTGTGCTTGTCATTTGTAGCTTAAATTTAAATGCTCTTGCCTTGTAATCCCCTACAAAAAACTTTCTAAAATCTGTGTATGTCGGTGAACCACTTGGGTCACCTTCTGTTGTTGCTACTAATAATTCTGTATTTGTATCGTCAAATTGTTGGGGGTCACCATCAAATAAACCTGATCTATCATCAAAGTTTCCAGAAGCATCATCAAAAGAATCTACAAAACTAATTCGTGCAACATTCATATTTGCTGTAACCCTACTGGTATACACCGAACCTAAATCTATATGCGTATCAAATTCATATGTTCCAGAACTTGCTACATTTCCTACACCGCCATCAAACAACCCTCCTGCATCATCAAAATTTCCTGCTACATCGTCAAATAGATTCGCTGTTCCTAGTTGAAGTAAATTGCCATCAGTCACCACCATATTTGTTTTTGAACCAGTAAAATTAGGACTTTGAGTACTTGTTGAAACTAAATTTAAACCTTTAATACTTTCGATTATTGCCACTGTAGACACAGCATTTTCGGAACTATTACCCACTTTATCTACTGCCTTGATGAAGTATGTTCCTGTCATTGCAGGCACTATTACAGTATTAGCAGGTCTTGAAACCTTATCCGCTATGTCTATTGAATTAGCGTATGTTGCACCGCTTGTTTCTTTTGCGTGTCTTATTCGATAGTGAGAAAGGTCTAGGTCTGTTACTGGTGTCCATCCTAAATGTGCTTCTGTGCCTATAATATTCACACTAAAATTCGTTACATCTTGAGGGGGTTGTGTTTTACCGACTACTTGGTGCGTAGTGCTTACAAATACTGACCGACTTATTGAACTGACTGACCTTGCCCGAACATCATAAATTACATTATCTTCAACGTTTACTAATTCAAACTGTGCTGAACTACCCCGACCTAAGTTGATAAAAACCGAATCTGTGGATTTTTTGGCTTGTACTTCAAAATCGGTAATAAATAAATCGGTAGCTGTAACATTTACCAATAAGACCGCTATTGCTTCTTCATTTCTTGACCTTAATTCATCGGTGACTGAAATAGTTGGTGCTTGAACAAAGAAAGGGTTTGGAAGTGTTGTATCGGGTATTGTTGGCAATGCTTGTTGTGTGCCGAATGTATAAAAGCTGTCTTGATGCTCCGAACATTGAATACTTACTGTATGATCGGCATTTACTGATACTCTTTGCACTCTAAAAGGTTTTGCGGAAAAAGCAGGGGTTGCATGAGTTACGTTTACTATGTCTCCTACCGCTAAGTCTAAAGCTGTGCCATCGGCTCTAAGCGATATATCTAGACTTGATCGTGACCGCCTTAGAATTATTTCTGCCATTTCCTGTGCTTGATGAGCATTTGTTAGCATTGTGTAATCAAAGCGACCTTCTAAAAGTAACTCACCATCTTCTGTTTTCATGGTTGCGTGTTGATCGGCTGAATCTAAGCCTGTTTCATCTACTGGGGGAAACTGTACTGTGTCGGTCTGATAGTTTTTATCTGGGTTTACAAAAGTAACAATAACCCTGTTATATCGTGAGTTTTTGTTTTTACTCTGAATACTTATACCGCCTATTATGTTATCTTCCGTGAGTGTAATGGATGCTGAACCTGTGCTTTCGACTAGGATATTATATTTACCACTAGAAAAATTTAGATAAGATCGTGAGCCTTTGACAAATTCTTTTACGTTGTTGATAGCTTTTCTAGATGTATCCACCACTATATGACTATCTAAAAGGTCAATAGCACTTGCACCAGTAAAAGGGGTTATATCAGCATCACAAACATCGGTGGCGGTCTGCCAATCAGCAAAGTTACTATCAAAATAACTATTAGTGATACCCATCCCAAACCTATCGTTTCGTAAATAGTCTAAGAGTTGCAAGATAGGATTGTCGGAATATTCCCAAGTTGTGCTTGTGTCTGCTCTATGGCTACCGCTACCACCTGTGACTGTTCCATCTAAATTAGGGTTATAAACCTTTCGACCTTTTACAATCGCTTGAACTCTTGGCAATGCACCAAATTTTTCTGCGTTCCATTCAAATCGTAAAGCAAGATACGCTAATCCCTGTAATCTGTGGTTTGAAGACCATGAACTTACCTCACCTAATAGTGATGAAGACGTTTGTGTGTCTGTTCCTAAATGTGCCTGTACTGTAATTAAACTGTTAGTATTTTCGGTATCAAAGAAATTAGCATCCGCACTTGTTACTGTCCTTTGTGTGCCATCGGTGAGTGAACCCGATAATGTCACTTGATGATTGTTTACAAGTAAGGTTTCAACGCTGTTTATTTCCCCTTCACTTAGAACCACCGCCATATAAAGATATTGATTATCTGTACCTGATGTTTCTACAAAGACAACATTACCACCTACTTTTCGTGTTCCGTACACCACTGGAATACTAGAATTAGCAGTGAATTTGTTAACTAATATTCCTCTTGCTACTTGTTCTTCAAACTCTTCTGTAAACTCTGGTATTTCTGGCTGTGGTACTACCCAACTAATAACCTCATCAACAACGTCTACAACTACATCTACTACACCAGTTACAACATCACCGACAAAATCGACTGTTTCTGTTATTACATCGCCAACAAAATCAAAAACGTCTTCAACGAAACCGCACATTTAAAACATTCTCCAATTACTTCCCATGTTTTCAAATCCTAGTCGTTCAAAAACTGGGTCTTTGTGTAGACCTGTGCTAACTGATAACAACATCGGCAAACCTTCGGACACATTCTTTACAGAATTTACTATGGTTTTTACTAAGTTATACGTTCTAAATTGCTTTCTGACATACAATACATGGATATTCATTATCTTGTCTTTGCTGAACCAATACTCAGCCTTGTGAAACATACATAAACCCATTAGTTCTTCTTTATCTAAGTCTTTAGCAAAAATTATTCTACCCTTTTCTAATATTGTGTTGATGAATAATGTAAGCTTTGGCTTGTCAACTTCGGGCAGTTTTTTATCAAATAACTCTCCTTCTTTGAACTCCATAAGCATTTCGTAAATCATATCAAAGTCTTTTTTTTCTGCTTGGTATAAATGCACACTACTCATTCTCTACCCCATTTAATGTCTACTAGATTAAGTGCTGAATATTCCATGCCTTGATCGGTAGAGAAAAACCTTTTTTGTGAATTATCGGATGTTGTTCTACCGCTTTTCTTTGAGAAGTTACCCCAATGTGACGTAACAGAAAAACTCAAAGTGGCTGTTGTTGTGCTATCGGTTATCTTAAATTCATCTATCGTTCCGTAAAACAAAAGAAAAGGGTCTGCTATCAAAGCTAGGTTAGCATCAAGAAAACCCCTGTAAATAAAGACATTATCGTTAATTATGTTTTCGTTAAGTACAATAGAAATATACGTTTGATCTACACCCGACAACGTAACGACAAGACTATTTTTTGAGGGTGTAGCGGTTTCACTTACCGCTGTTATTCCTCTAAAATGTCCGTTTGCTAAATAGGTTCGTGAACTACCAGAAACACTAGACGTAATATCAAAACTTGCGTTTGTAAAATATACTGGAGTAGCAAACCCCAACTCTATTAATAAAACTGGTTCTATGTTTCCTGTGGCTAGTTCTGTTTTTACCGCACTTGTTAAACCTCTAGCCATCTATAAACTCTCTATTACATCAAACTCATAATTAAAAATTAAATTACCATTGCTATCGTTTTGTCCTGTGGAAAACTCTTGAATATCGCTTCTTAAATGAACGTTAAAAGGCACTGAATCATAAGTAACTGACGTGTTATCTGTTAAGGCTTCTCTTAATGGTGGCTCTATAGTGACTGTTGACGCATTACTAGAACTCGTTACATCTTCAACTATCATGTAAACTTTGTCGTGAGCAAACTTGATAAAATCACCTGCCTTTAATCTACCTGCACCATCCCCTGCAAAGCCATCAATAGCTATTGTCGTATCGGCTACAGAGTGTGACCCATTTACTAATAATGTGCCTGTTTCGTTGCCCTGTGCGTTTAGATAGCTTGGGAAGCTTACTGTAAAATTTTCTTTCCTGTTT